ACCATAGCCATTTCACGCTCAGCCATTTTCTTAGTCCAACGTTTTTTCTTTCGCAAGTATTCAGCGCCCCATTTTCTCCATTCTTTATTTTGATCTTGAGTCATAGTATATTGTGTAAACCAATCATCTTGACGGCCGATTAGGTCTTCGTATTTCATATCATGACCGGCCAACTCAAACATTTTGTTGATTAAGTCTTTTGATATTTGTATTGTTTTATCTTGTCGATTCATAATTTTAAGTTTTTTGTAGTCAGGACAGGATTCGAACCTGTAACTAGTATAGCTGGCGTTGCCCTTCCATTCCGCCACCTGACCATTTTAATTTATTTATACATTATAACATAATCTCCGAAATACTTTTCAATTACAGATAATAGATGATCATAGTCACCACTTGTCATATCGTCTTGTATTTCTTTTGAGTCAAATCCTAGTTGCTTAGACCATTTATTTGCCATACCAATAAGCATAAATGCATTACCTTGTGGTCCTGAGAGATCAATCTCTATCTGTCTTGTCGGTTTGTTTTCTTTCGCTATTATCATCTTTGTGTTTTGTTTTACGGGTGTATACTTTTTTCGATGGTTTAACTTTTTGAATCATCATTCGACGAATCAATTGTGCTAGATGTCTAGCATTATACGTACCCATATTATTTAGTTTTTTTACGTGTATTAAGTTTAGGTTTAATCTCATTAATCAACTCAGCTTCGTATGCATATGCATTTGCTTTACCACGAATAGTTTCGAGTATGCGAATGTCAAAGTTATCAACTCCATACTTACGGATAGCTTTTGGTAAAGCCCATTCTTCATTAAGAGTGAGTGCTTTATATTGATGTGCTTTCCAACGTTGCATAATTGTACGTTTTTTAGCAATTCCTTTCATTACAGTAATACCAATATATGTGCTACCAGTTGGTACGCATTCAATTTCATATACAAGGTGATTTCGGTCGGAGCGTTTCTTTCTCATTATCAGTTAGTTATAAATGGTTGATACTCAGAGACATAGATCTATCCCTGAGTTGTTTACATTATATATAAAGATCACCCTTTTAATCGTAATAGCAAGCGTTTGGGTGAATCTTTCTCGTTGATATTTAGTGTGTTAGTAACTACTTGATTCTCAGGGAGAAAGATTTTACTCATACTCGCTGCGGTCAATTTTAACCACGTACGGAAAGCGTGGAATACCATCAGGAGTGTAGTTGAAGAATTTAATTGTTGCTTCTTTACCAATCAACGACTTCCGATTCTTCCACATATCTTGTGATAGTTCCCAATTGGCTTTTACATTAGACTTAAACGAAATACCATCTTTGTTAACAAACATCATATAACCAACCATACCCATCTTATTACCTTCACCTTCACAAACATCCTTAATAGTAAACTCAGCATCCATAAATGATTTATGTTTCAACAATGACTTAGATCGTTTGTTTTCATACTTACCATCTTGTCTTAGGATCTGTCCTTCATAACCCGCGCTAACATAGTTCTCATATAACAAAGTAGCATCATCTTCATAATCAACTAGGTTAGTTTCAACCACCACACAGCACTTAGATAGTTCAATAGACACTAACTCTGCATATCTCTTAGTAAATGTACCTTTGTGTGATGGTAGGTCATATATATGATATTCAATTACATCAGCACTCTCTTGTAGATCCTCCTTAGTAGGCTTAGTCTTCTTAACTAGTGAACATATTTTGTTAAAGTCATTTGCAAACTTATCACAATACAATTCACCATCAAAGATTAGATTCGGATCGTTTGCAAACAGTGGTGCTAATGCTTCAAATATATGTGGAGCTGAGTCAATTGGTTTACCATTTCTTGTCCACATACCATCCTCTCTTACAATACAACGGATACCATCAAGTTTGGGCTGTGAATAAAGTGGGTAATTAATTCCATCTTTATAATCATTCCAATCCTTTGCTAGCATTGGCTTAAAGTATACTTGGTTGTCAATATAGTTAATGTTAACAAAGTACCCTGAGTCGATCTTCTTTTGCCAAATTGCTCGTGCTTCTTTATTGGCTTGTTCAACAGCCGACGTCTCATTTGCTCTATTAGTATTCTTACCAGTGCAATGAGTCCATTCCGTTGTTGTTTTAGCTCCATCGCTATACCCTGAGGTAGTGCGATATTTGTTCATATCAGTTTCAATAGTCCACTCAGATACTTTTCCGGTAGTGGCTCGTTTGTATAGTGTGTCGAGTTTCATCTTATTCATATTTTTGACGTGTTTCTTTTTTAACGGCTGGATGATAGTAACCACCCATACGGGTTGTTCTGCCATGCTTTGGTTGTTCAAATTTTCTCATCACCGTTTTTTGATGTTTAGTTTGATAGGCTGGTCTGCAAGATGATGCCATAACCACAATGCTAAATAATAATAGTAATTTTTTCATAACTTTTTTATTTTGTTTTTCCATGATGTATTTTGCGTCACTTGTATTTGTTTAACCGCTTTAATCATCATCTTCGTATGTATCAAATCCACCTCTCTCATACCACAGCGCCCACTTGAACATTAGAACAAATAAAGCAAACATTATTAGTACTGTCATTGTTATTCTTGTTTGGTTGTTGGACGATATGTTAGTAATCCAATTAGTATTGTTATACCAAGAGCACTTGCAAAGTTAATTTTGTTGATACCATCTATTGCTCCTACTAAGCAGTTATTCCATAACCACATAACCGGCCAACAGAAGAATGCAGCAAACGCTACTGCGGCGACTAAGAATATTCCGAGTGTACTGATAAAGTTGTTCATATATTTATTTTTTAATTATTAGTTGTTTGATAGTTTCACAATTTGGATCAGCAGGCTTAAAGTAGTCAGCATGATTCTCTGAATGTAAGAATTCAAACATAACCCACTTGCCTGTGAGTGGGTTTAATAGTGTGATGATTCTATCGTGATCTTCCTTCAAATCTTTATACAGATTACTAATTGCATCTGCTTGCTGAGCAGATTCAGCTGATATTTTATTTGTCATACCACGATGTACTACAAAGCACTTATCTACTGGCAACCAATCAATAAAATTAGTATATAAAGTTGTTCTGGGTTTTACTGACACGTTTGTTGTATTTGTGATTGATACTGGTGCAGTTTTTTGCTCTTGGATAGCATTTAAGATAGGTTGTACATTCATTATAATGTTTGAACACCAAACTTCCATTTCAGTTATACCAACTTTAGCAAATTCTTTCTTTACCTCTTCCATAAATAACTTTACATCACTCTTGTATGCTTTCATAGCACCAATATGCTTAGCACAAGTTGGTCCAATACCAGTTGCAATAGATGTATGATCAGTAAGTGCTTTACCACACACACGACAAGCACTAACAGTGCCATCAGCATTAGGACTAACCCTAATCTTCAGTTTAGTGTATTGTCCACTACGTGATGATATCGCTTCAACAATTTCGTGTACACGTAGTGTGAAAATACCATACTTCATACCAAGCTTCTTCTTGTAGTGATCGAATGCAGCTTTTTTATTGACTGTTATGTCAATTGGTTGACTAAATTGTATTGGTTTGAATACTTCTAGTTTAGGCTTATTAGCTCTGCTCATTGTATTACGAACCATGTACCATTGCTTTTCAGATAATCCTAAGTACTTAGGACTCGTAAAACGACTCTTCGTATCTCTCATTGGTTGAAAGTCACCATCGTAGGTCTCTAGGAACTTACTCAAATGCTCAGCTTCTTCCTTAGTGCAGAAGTTAGCAACATCATTTGGACTGATAAATTTATCTACTGGTGTGTAGTTCTTGTATCTATTTTGTGCAAATCCTCTACTATAAATTCCCATAGTGTTATTGTTTTTTAGATTTAACTTGATCAATGTGTTTACATTTTCCTCTACGAAAGCCATAAGACGGACAAGTGCAGGACCATTGATTGTGCTTACACTCTACAATATACAATCCTTTTCCCTTAGAAGATTTCACCTCTACTCTTAGCTCGTTAAGATTTAATTCTGGATCTATTACTCTCCGTGGTCTACTCCACCTACTCTGAAGTAGATCGTAGGTAACGGATTCATCCGCCTCCAACCAAATACCATCTATAATAGCATAACGCTTACCACTACCTGGTCCAATGATAACCATAGGAGATACTACGCATTCAAGTTTATTTGATAGTGTTTTGCTAGTTAACATGCTATACACCGCAGACAGCATTATATAGTGCAATTACAATTGCAAGACCTGTAAATATTGTTAGTAAAAATACCATACCCTGTGCTGCTGCGACGCGCACTTCTTTTTTAGTCAGAATCTCGTGCAGGAACGCACGGAAACTGTAATTCTCCTGTTTTTTCATTAGTGTTTATATTAGAATATAAAGATCACCCTTTTTATTGGATATACAACTTTTTGGACAAAACAATCTCCCTGAGAATCAAGTAGTTAGCTAATTAGCTGATTCTCAGGGTGAAAGATTCCACAGGACAAATTAAACCTGCTGCAGGAGGTTGAGCACCATTATTACGTTTTCCTTTTCTTCAAAATTGAATTTGCTTATTTGCGTAATGATGTCTTTCAACGCTCGATTGTAAATTGCACTTTCTTTTTCCATTGCCAACAATAGCTGACCTTCTTGATACCCTTCAATATACCCAGTATCAAATCCAACCTGGTAACCAAGTGTATAATTTGGATCCTCTTCCTGGTCAAGAAGTTCGTTAACTTCCTTAAACTCCTCCTCGGTAATATTAAAATCTAAATCATCGTGATGATCAATACTATCTGGTTCTCTTCCCATT